TTGAATTGTATAAAGCTTTCCCATTAACTACGACATAACTCCAATTAGGTACACTACTCGGACGCTTCCAATAACCAAACATGTATGATGTGTTTGTTGATGGTGCTGGATATAAGTAAACTAAACTATCGTTGTATCTAACAAAGGCAGGTCTAGTTGTTGTGGGTTTTGTTAACGGGTGACTATCTATGTAGAATATTTCTTCTTTACTAATTTCTGTTAATATGATATTATCTTTTTTAATATATCTTAATTTATACAACGCTGTTGGTATATTTAAACTCATAGAGTCAGTAATTGTAGAACTTTCCTGATAGAATTTGTCTAGTTTTTCTGGTAGTAAATCAAGATTATCACCATCCAAATTTTTCTTATCTATTTTTCTAGAATCTAAATTAAAATAACTTTCAAATATATCATTTTGAGCTTTATCAGCTAACAAATTAAACTCTTGTGGAGTTATGTATCCTCTTTGTTCTTTATTAGCTAAAACTAAAACCTTTTGATACACTGTATCAATACTTATTGCCATTATTAATTACTTTTATATGGAAATTGTTTATTCAACCAAGCTTTTCTTTTATTGCATCCACAATCTTTTTTATAACCTGTAGCTTTCATAGCTATTTCCGTTAATGTTTTTAATCCAGTAGCTTTTGTAAATTTTTCTACTGAATCGCCTAATCCTCGTGATTTCATAATAATATATATTTTACTATAATATAGTTACATAAGAAGTAGAAAGATTAGCATTTAAATAAAAATAGCCACTCCTTTCGGGTGGCTATCTTTATCAGTTAAAAGATTGTTAGTTTAATCTCTTCTCTATATTTGAATATATTTCCATACCTTCATCAGTTTTAAACCAAGCGGCTAGCGCTGAATATGGATGTTCATCAAACGGTACATTCATTAGTTTTCTATCGTTAGAACCCCAACTAAATGTTCTTTGATCTGAAGATAATTTTAATATCCCCATCTCAGTTGCCTTGATACCAAAGTTTCTAAGTACAACATTATCATCATTAACTAATTCTAAGAACAATCTTGGATTTCTTTTAGCATATAACAATAAATCTCTTTTAAGTTCCTTAGAACTCATCTCATTGACCTTAGATCCAACCTCTACTCTCATCACTGCTTCAGCCATATCTATATCCAGTTGTTGAGCAGCATTTAAAGCTTGTATTTCTACTTCTAATAAATTTATTTCATTAGCTGCTTCCTTTTGATAATCTTTTTCGTGAAACTTTTTATTTCTATCTGGATGGTATATAGATAATATTTTTTGCAATACAACCTTATTTTTAGGAACATGCAAAACACCATTTCTAAACACCACGTGTTCTAATCTTTGATCACCATGCATTTCATCAACAAAAGGAGTTCTTTGATTAGACGTAATTTTTATTTCTCTTTCATATCCTTTTTCCTTATCAAACCAATATATATTTGAAGATCTAATGCTGTAACTCAAAGGACTTAAATTGCCTCTTAAATAATACTGTCTATCTTTTACTTCCCAGGTATCTTTTTTTATTTTTGGTTCAACTTCTTTTTTTATTACAGTAGTTTCAACCACCGGTTTCTCCATAATAATTGTTTCTTCAACCACAGATTCTTCAACCTTGGTTTCTTTATTTTTCTTTGCCATAATATAATATAATATAAAATTAATAAAAAATAGAGGCAGCTAATTGCTGCCCCTATATTTAAATAAGTATTAGTTTAATAACATAAAGTTATTAGCACCTTGAACAACTAAACATCTTTCAGATAAATAATGCACATTCATCGAATCAATATCAGTTGTAGCAGCGCCACCAACTGAACCAGTAATCCATGTTTTCATTTTTCTGTTTTCAGTTTGGCCTGCTCTATATCTAACATGTAAGAAAGGTCTTTTAAGATTCTTTCCTAATTGTTGATCGTAAACAGTAGAAACACCAGCTGGAACCATAACACCTCTAATTTTACTAGAAGCCTCAACGGCACCACCTCTTGTAGCGTTGTCATTTAAGTATTTCCAGTCGGACTTGTAGAAGTCATAAGAACCTCTTCTAAATCCTGAGAAACCTAAATTTAATGCCATATCTTCGTCGTTGTCAAACACTCCATAAGAAGTACCTCCAGCTCCGTAAGAATTCATTGAAGCAAGCATATCATCGATAGCCAAACTAGTTGATCTATCAATAAACATCATGTTTTCTTCAATAGCACCCTGCTTATCAAACTCAGCTAAAATAGCGTCAAATTCAGCTAAATCGGTAGCAGCGTTAACACCAGATATACCAGAAGTCATATTACCTCTATCTTCGATAGCAGCAAATAAACCTTCAGTACCAGGATCAGTGTTAGCAATAGTTCCAGCACCTCCATCATAAACCGAATCATCGTGAATTGTAGAAGCTGCTAAAGCTCTAACAGATTCAACCATTGACATTTCTACGTAGTCAGTAAAACGAGACCTAGTGTCTCCTTCTGCTTTTAAATACCACAAGTACCCACCTTGACCATCTTCACCAGAAATTTCAACCCAACCAATTTGAGACGTGTCAGATCCATTAATTTGATAAAAGTCTTTTAATATAATTGGTTTGTTTGTAAAACTTTTGTGAACAGGTTTGTTAGAACTTGTTTGTCCAGCTGTACCTTTTGCAAATTCAGAACCATATACCATTACAGTACAAGAACCATCTGAAAGGGAACCTGCTGCTGCATCTGACATAAGGGCTGCTTTATAAGGTAGAGCCACTATAGTTGCTGCACCTGCTGTACGAGTTTTAACATAACATTGTGTAGTTGCACCGTCTCTAGAACTTGACACTAATATAGTATCACCAACTCTAATACCGTGTCCGCTACCACCAGTATTACCATCTAAATCAGTACCAATAGTAATTTGGTTAGCTGACACATCTAGTGTACCGTTGTAGCTTAAATGTAATCTTCCTTGTTCCGACCAGATTACTTGGTCTGAAGTCATAGACTCCTCTGCTCCAACTTGTGATAAGAAACCTGAAATTGTTCTATTACCAAACACTTCAGCTTCCTTTTCCATTAAGTCAGGCAGGTATTGTTGCGCCCAACCTTCTGTACCTGATGCCGTAAAGTCAATATAATTACTAACTAATGTCATCTGGGTAGAAGTTGCAACACTGTTTAAATTATCTCCTGCAGTAATTGCCATAATAAATTTCTTTTAAATATTTTTAATTCTTTTTTCTAATCTTAAAGGATCTGTTTTTCATATCAGAAGAAGTTTCACCTAATACTTTAAACTTAACTCCACTAGCATTAAACTCACCATGTGTCTGTCTAGGATTTGTATTGATGTTTTTATCTCTAGCAACTTGTCCTTTGATAGCATCAGCTTTTCCTTGTTCATAAAAATGATTAGCAATAGCATCAGCGTTCATGGCTGTAAATAAAGATTTATGGTAACCTTTAGCATCCTCAATAGTTGAGTCCTTACCAACAAACTTGTTGATAAAATTACTAAGATCACTCTGTTCTGTTTTTACACCTTCAACGTCTTTAACATTAAACCGAAACTTTTTATCTCCAACTTTATAATCAAAACCTTTGAATTTGTCATTGAAAACATTTTCAGTTCTTTGTTTAAACTTTCTTTTATTTACTTCAGATATCTTATTCTGTTCTTCAGATTCTTTATTGTGTCTATTAAAGAAATCAATAGCTTTTTGTTGTTCTTCGGTCAACTTTGACCCAGCTTTGATATCTTCATAGTATTTAGACTTTTGCCCGTCTAAGTGGGCTCTAGCCTCGGCAACTTGCTCTTTGAGGGCTATTTTCTTTTTACGTATATCTCTAGGATCATCTTCATCTTCATCATAACCAAAACTATCTTCTAATAAGAAGCTTCTTTCCTCTGGTGTTAAATGAGATTTGGTTGCTCTATAATATTCATCTAATATCTCAGAGTCATCCATTTTAGATACGTCTCTATTTAAATTCACGTAGTCTTGTAAATCACCACCAGTTTCTTCCATGAAGTCCATCAACTTCTGTATATTTTCTGGTAATGATTTTCCAGTTTCTTTTGTTTCAGTTACAAATTCTTCAATCTTTTCTTCAACTTCCTCTTCTTCTGTAATTTCTTGAAGCACAGGTTGTTCTTCAACTTGTTCTTGAACAATCTCTTCTTCAGCTTCTGGTTCCTCAACTACGTCCACTTTTTCTTCTTCAGCGGGTTCTTCTTGTTCAACCTCTTCGCTTTCTTGAACTGGTGGATTACTTAAATCAACTTTAATAACGCTATCATCTCCAGCACTATTAAATTTAGATTCGTCTATTTGTTTTTCTTCAACTTGTTCAGTTGGTTGTTCAGTAACTTCATCAGTTACCTCTTCAACTATGTTGTCATTTTCTTCTGCCATAATAAAATTTTATAAAATATTAAAAATAAGTTAGAATCGATCAATATCCACTCCTCCTGTAATTATATCATTACCTGATGATTCAAAGTTTTTAAGTGAACCACCCCCACTTCTTTGATCGATCATTTCTTTTTGATGCATTGCTTGTCTATCAACTCTTAAATCTTTTCTATCCTCTCTTTTAGTCTCATTCTTTTCAGTAATCTCTCTTTCCATACTTTTTATTTGAGAATTTAATTCAAACTCAAATTGCATCAAATCTTTTTTCGCTTGAACTTCAGCTTGTAAGAATTCTGTTTTAAGTTGATTTTTAGTTTGTTCTAATTGTGCTTCAGCTTGAGTTTTAGCTTGATTCTTTTGTGTCTCAGCTTGAGCAGCAGCTTGTTGTTGCTCAGCATTTGCTCTAGCTTGTGCTTGAATATTTTGTTGTTGCATTTGTTGATCTTTCTCTGCTTTTCTTTTTCTTTTAACTTTCAACAATTGATTAGCTAATTTAATATTCCTAATTTCTCTAAGATCAATAGCATCATCTAAATCTATAGATTGTTGTGCTAGAGATTGTTGTATGTTATTTTCTAACAAAGCTTTTTCTTCATCATCTGGTAATAATTCGATAAATATACCAAAATCATAAAGATGTAATTCTTTTAATTCTTCCAATGTAGCAACATTATGTGAACCTATAGCTTGAATAAAAGCATCTCTCGTTGGTGAATACTCTATTATATCTGATATCCTAAGTGATAAACACTCCGCAGCCTCAGCTGTCAAAAACAACATTGATTGAAGTATATGTCTAGTTGCTGTATTTGAATTAGCAGCTGCTAACTTTTGTACACCAACTAAAGCGTCTCTATCTGGGGTACTCGCGTCTCTAGCTTCATTAAGTCCAGTCACATCTCTTATCATCTGTAAATAATAATTATATGTTGTGATTAAACTTTGTATCTTATTTCCACCAGCTCCATTTTGTATTTGTTGAATTGGTACTTTACCAGGATTCATATCTCCTTCAGATGTAAAACTTCTACCAATAACACTACCGGTTTGAAAGAACATGTTTAAAGCTTCTTGTGGATTATAGTTTGTTCCATTACCAAGATCTATCTCAGCAATACCGTCAGCGTCCAAGTAAACACCATCTGGTACCATTCTTGCCATTACTTGCTGTAGTTTTAAATGAGTTAATTGAATCATGTCAGCAAAACCTGTTATTCTACCAACTAAAGATTCAATTCTGCCTCTATACATTCTTGGAGCTACTATCTGATAACTCATTTTAACTCTATTAAAATCAGAATCACTCCTCATCATATTCTCAGCCATCTTCCATCTCAACAACTTTCCACATCCAACAACGTAAACTCCTTCATATAATACCTCGACAACTCTATCCAATCTACTAAAGTTTCCTTCCATATCTTCTGGAGGATTAAATGTGTCATCTTTTTCTATAACTTTCTCTGCACCAGTGCCCATTTCTTTTAATTTATAAACATCATTAGAATGTGTTTTGTAATTAAAATATAAAACCTCTACTTTATTTTTATCAGTATCTTGTCTATAATGACTATCATAATTACCCTTGTTTTCAGTTATCTCTTTAATTTCACTTTCTGTTAATTCAGGAAATTCTTTAACTAATTCATTTATTGGAATATCTTTAACTTCTCCAACGTAATATATGTCATCAAAATAAGGCGATTCAGTATAAGAATAAACTAAATTAGCTGGATCAACATATTCAACTTTAGCACCATCACTCCAATTAAATGTTGTTTTCGTAGCACCCATACCTATTGTCGCTATGTCATACAATGTTCTTCTTCTAATTAAATCATAATTACTATTCTCTAATAAAACATTTAATGCTTGTTCTTCAGCTATTTCAACAGCCTGTTTATAATTAAGCTGCATGTGTAATGCTAGCTCGTCTTCTGTATCAGGTAGTTCTTCTGGGTTATTTTCAAATAAATTTATATTGGTATTTAAAAAAACTTTTTCCTTATAAAACTTAGCTCGCATATCTCTAAGTATAGACTCCATATACTCAGTTCTTTTACTAATACCAAATTGATCTTGAGAAAAACAATTTATCTCATAATTTCTTTGCGCCATACCATTAACAACGATATCAACAAATTTAGGAATAATTGGAACAGGTTTCCAATCTAAATTAAGATAAGACAAATCACCATTAATTGATAATTCGTTTTTATATTTTTCAACAGGTTGTTCTCCCCTAGCATATAGTCTTAACTTATGAAAACTATTTATATTACCATCAAATTTATTAGTTGTCCCATCAAACCATTCATGTTTAATAGCTTTCGCGACTTTTTCTCCATACTCTTTGGTCATCTTCTCAAGATCGCTTACCGCTTGAGATGGAAAATTAATGTGAGAATCTCTCATGCTTTACTTTTTATTATTGTTGATTGAAATCCTTTGTTATTATACTTTGATATATTGAGGTTTAATGGAGTTTTTTCTCTATTTGGATTTGGTTTGTATAAGTGTCTATTACAAGCCATAACAGCTAAACCAGAACTTATTGAAGCATCATGCTTTGTTCTTTTTGTTATATCGAATTTGGACCAGTCATTTAATGTCTCATTAAAATACATGGTTCCATAAGTACCATCCTGTAGTAATCCAATATGGTCATTTATATACATCTCAATTGCAGCAGCGTGAGCTTGCTTTATATCTTCACTTGAGTTAGGTATACCACCAACTTCTTTTTCTGCTACAGATAATTTGTTCCAAATTTTATCTGGTCTATTCATACTAAAACCTCTA